CGGTTCAAGCAGACTTAAACGAAACTTCATTAGAGCAGTCTTTGATTGACATTGCTGCAATGACTGATGAAAGAGGTTTAAGAATCGCAGCTAAAGGGGTGAAAATGATTGTCCCTTCTGCGAATCAGTTCCAAGCTGAGAGATTGATGAAATCTCAAGGTAGAACTCAGACAGCTGATAATGATATCAATGCAATCAACAGTATGGGAATGATTCCTCAAGGATATAGAGTGAACAATTTCTTAACTGATTCTGATTCATTTTACATTATCACGGACGTTCCAAACGGTATGAAAATGTTTTCAAGAACTCCATTGAGCACATCAATGGAAGGAGACTTTGATACTGGTAACGTTAGATACAAAGCTAGAGAAAGATACAGTTTCGGCTGTTCTGACTATAGAGGTATCTTCGGCGTTGAGGGTGCATAACCTAAAACAAATTGTGTGGCGGAACATTGTTCCGCCACATTTCACAAATAAAGTAATAAATACACTATGAACAACTTCCGAGTACAAATTCGATATCATGGCTATTATGCAGACTTCACTATTGTGTCTGAAGATAATGCTAAAAGTATCGAACAATCTATCCTTGACAAAATAGGAAAAAATGAGGTAAAGTTCGAATCTGATGGATTTACCAATAAAAAAGGTAAATGGATTACTTATGAGGAAGTAACAAATGACACAAGAACTATACAAACAAAAGAAGTCCTTGGAGTTAGATTGGGAGCAGGAGTATAACGAATCAGGTAAATATACTCTTCACATGGTAAAGATCGATGACAAAATTAGAGAGATTGTCACTGAAATCAAACTAGAAGAAGCTAGAACAGCTCACCGTGTTAACCAAATAGAAGAAGCCAAGGCCGAAGTTTCGATAGCCACTTAAGCGCTATCAAAAATCATACAAAAACCACGGGATCACTTGCGCCAAATTTAAATTTGGGGTATAGATTAGATACTATACAATTTTAACAAAAAATAAATGTAGACGCGTATAGTCGACATTCCCTAGGGGACTACATTTAAATATTCTAGGAGGAATATTATGGCAAACACATCGTTTAATGGTCCGGTTAGATCCGAAAAAGGATTTCAACAGATCAATAAAGCCGCTAGCACAGGAGTTATAACATCAAGGTTTCTAGGAACGAAACCTGATTTAACTAGCTTAACTGCTACATCAGTGGCAACAGCGGGAACATTAACTTACACAGCTAATGTAATTACGGTTAACAACTTCACTGGGGCGGCAACACAAGCTGTTACTTTACCCGCAGCGACAGTAGGAACTTATGTAGTTCATGCTCAATCAGATGATTCAACTGGTGGCACAGCTGTTCTTACTTTTACATGTGCAGGAGATGATGTTTATAGAACTGGTTCAAAAGTGGAAAGTAGAGCCACTGGAGCGGTTCAAACTATAGATACATCGATTGCAAATGAAACGGTATTAACGTACACACCTGCCAATGCAGCAACCAATAGTTTAACTCATGGTTGTTATTTGTATTTCACTTGTTTTGAAAAAGGCATTTGGAACTTTGCTCATGACTTATCAACAGCAAATGACGCAGATACAGGCGCAGCTGCTTGGAGTTAATAGCTAAATAAAATAATGTGAGCTTCTTCGGAAGCTCACACTTAAGGAGAAAAATTATGGGAACAATGATATCTGATGTTAAGGCATCAATAGAGCTAACATCTTCAGGTCAGTTACAGGGATACATAGCGGGATCAGGCGCAAATCTTGGACCAATTAGAATGGTAAGTATTAATGCACACTTAACAGGTGCAGATGGTGAAATAACAATTCATGATAATACTTCTGCTGCAGGTGATATTAAAATTCATCTTAAAGGTGGAAGTGCAAGTAATGAAACTTTAAATTTTAGTTTTGGTGGTAATGGAGTAAAATTTGCAACCGGTGCTTATGTAACATTAGCAAATATTGATTCATTCACAGCATACTATGGATAGGAATTTTAATGGCAAACACTACATCAGAAGCGTATAGTTTTGACCAGAACTTTTCTATTGATGAAATTATTGTAGATGCGTATGAACGTATTGGTTTAATAGGAACTGCAGGTCATCAACTTAAAACAGCTAGAAGATCTTTAAACATTCTTTTTCAAGAATGGGGTAATAGAGGTATACATTTTTGGGAAGTAGGAAATACTAATATTAATATAATAGTTGGTTCTTCAACGAATGTGGATGCAACGGATGAAGGTGCTGGAACATATACTTTCTATAGAAATTCAGTTGATAGTGCTGCAGCGGCAGCTGCATCGCCGCAAGCAACAACAGTCCCCGTAGCAAACGTTTATGGTATTACCGATATTTTAAATGTTACATACAGACAAAATTATAATACAACTTCTCAATCAGATACCGGTCTAACTAAAGTTGCTAGAGATGCTTATGCTGCAACAGCCAATAAAGCATCCCTTGGAACTCCTTCACAATTTTGGGTTCAACGATTCATTGATAAAGTTACACTTACACTTTATCCCTTACCTAATTCCACTGCAGCGTCTAATTATATAAATGTTTATTATGTAAAAAGAATTCAAGATGTAGGGGCTTATAGTAATGCGACCGATACTCCTTATCGATTTATACCGTGTATGATTTCAGGATTAGCTTATTATTTATCTATGAAGTTTGCCCCACAAAGAACACAAGAAATGAAATTATTATACGAAGATGAATTTGCTAGAGCATTGTCTGAAGATGGTTCTGCTGCTAGTACTTATATAACCCCTAAAACTTATTACCCTAATATATAATGGCTAGATTTTCAAAAGGTAGAAGAGCACTTTCAATATCCGATAGGTCTGGTGCGGCATTTCCATATAATGAAATGGTTGAAGAATGGACGGGTGCCTGGGTACATAATTCTGAGTTTGAAGTTAAACAGCCTCAATTAGAACCCCATCCAGTAGGAGCAGACCCACAAGCTTTATTACACGCAAGACCTGCAAGAGTCGAATTTCCAGTTCAAGATATTTTACCTAATAATCCTTTTACAACTACAGCGGCTAATAAAAGTGTTAGTGTTTCTTTTCCTGCTAATGATTTTAATGAAGGTACAACTTATGTTAGATTTCAAGCAGTTAAACATCCAGTGGGTGGAGTTGCAATTACAACTTTAGAATTATCTACAACATTAAATGGAAATATAAGTAATGCCGCTACATCAATTGTTTTAACTGATGGTTCGGAATTTCCTACAGCAGGATATATTGTTATTGAAAAAGTTTGGACACAAGCTGACCTAACAGCAGGTACAATTACTAATCCTTTGTTAGTTGGTACTTATCAAAATGAAACCATTGAATACACGGGTAGATCTACGCATACTTTAACCGGATGTACACGTGGAACGTCTGCTCCATACAAAGGACAAACTTTCGCAAACACACCAGCTAACGCACATTTATCTGGTGCAACAGTATATGGATGTTATCTTGCAACAGCTGTTGGAACTACAACAATAGTAGGTCCACAAACCTCACAAACAGAAACATTATATAATGATTTAACTTTCCCTTTAGTAAATAATGCTACTAGTGCGGATACAGGAGGCGGTTTTCAATGTACAATTGGACCCGTTAATGATAGAGCTTAATTATGTCAGGAATTAGTTATTCAACATTAGTAACACAAATTAGAAACTATACAGAAGTAGATGATACTGTATTTACTACAGATGTATTAGAAAATTTTATTTTAAATGCTCAACAAAGAATATTTTATGATGTTCCAATCGATTCAGACAGACAAGAATATCAAGGAACGATTGCTGCCGATGTTAATACTGTTAGAGTTCCCGCAGGATTTGTATTTGTAAGAGGAGTTCAAGTTTTTAATTCTACAGCTAATTCTAATGAACAAGGTCAATGGTTGGAAAGACGAGATCAAACTTTTTTATCTGAATATGTAGGAAGATTAACAGGGCCTGAAGGATCTACTACATCAGGAGCTGATGTAACAGGGCTTCCTAAATATTATGCTATGTTTGGAGGAGCTACAGGGCTAAGTGATACCACTTCTGGATCTATTGTAATGGCTCCCACTCCAGACGCCAATTATGTTATTAAAATATATGGAAATGCAATGCCAGCTACTTTAGAGTCTAGTAATCAAACAAATTATATTAGTTTAAATTTTCCTCAAGGTCTGTTATATGCATGTTTAGTAGAGGCATATGGGTTTTTAAAAGGTCCAACAGAGATGTTGACATTATATGAGCAAAAGTATACACAAGAATTACAAAAGTTTGCATCACAGCAAATTGGAAGAAGACGAAGAGACGATTACACGGATGGTACGGTAAGAATTCCAATCGAGTCACCGCCTCAATAATTAGGAGCAAAAAATTATGGCAATAACATCAG